TAAATCAGGATATAGCCAGGAGCAATCCGGCTGAATCGCTCCATCATGGCCGTTTCCACGGATTCCTGCGTAACGCGCAAGGCGTACAGGCTGTAGACTTTTTCCTCTGCCATCAGAATATCCTTCCTCCGCGTCTCTGCGTCACAAGTCGGCCACCGCTGCCCTGTCGTCCTCCAACGTTCCGAACCGTGTTTTTGTCTTTGTATCTTGACAGTACGGCATCCCAATCGCTTTTCTTCTTGACCTCGCTCAAGGCGAGTTCACGTTCAAGCTTCTGAGCCAGCCGTAGGCCGTATTTTATAGCTGACCAGCTGTCTCTCTGTATTGCGCGGGAAATACGCTTCTCGCTGAATCCAGCGCCCGACGGAACCGCCTTCAGGTTCTGAATCTGTCCAGAAAGTTCTC